GGGCCTGACTATGACAGCGCCGGATTCAGTGAGGAAGATCGTGATGGTGATGCACCGGTAAACGACTATTTTCAACGCAGACAACAAGACAATAATAACCACTAAAATCGCACAAAATGATTGAGATATTACACACAGAAAAAGAGGTATTGACCGTGCATAGAACTACGCTTCAGATGCCGGATGGAATGATTGTAAGAGTGTTGGAATACACGGATTCTAACGGCAAAGTTGTCGATTCAATCGTGCGTGATAAGCACGGTTACGAGATCGATGACTTGGCTCTAACCGACGAAGTATGGGCGTTTATAGACGACCAAAATCTTTACGCAGAAAACGCGGAAAACACTAATTTAGACACAGTCTAAATAAGGGCCTAACTTGCTGAAGTTCAGTCAGTTACACACAACGATCCGCATGAATAGTGGGGTTGTATATCGAGAAAATGGTCGGACCTTTACTCTATGAAAGATATGATAAAAACACTCAAAAATGCGTGGGTTGAGAACCCGCTAGAAATGCTTAAGATAAGCGCTACAATCATCACATTATTCGCGAGTTTCTACGCGGTAATTTGGATCGGAAACGCTATTGGATTGCAGTAATTAACACACTAAAAACACACAAAAAATGAAGAAATTTCAGAAAATCGACTACTACGAATACGCACAATTGGTGCAGGCTTTAAAGGAATATCGTAAGCAAATGTTGCAATCAATGGGTGCAAAACGCGGCGAATTCTATGACCGAATTTACACCGAAAAACGCACGTTTGGTGCACGTTCTAAGTTCTACAGAATCAACAGAACTAGCGTGAAGGACCCTATGGATGCATACGTTGCAGCGCATCCCACTATCAATGTGGGGGGAGCTGTCTACAATGTAGATTTCCGCCTTGTAACAGGGGGTGGGATGTATCGCTTCGGCACGTCATATGCACTATACGTGAACAAGGTTGCAACCACACAAAAAGAGACAATTTGCGGAGCTCTAAAGACCGCAGTACAAGCAGTAATTAACACAACTAAAAACACACAAAACATGGAAAATTCAGTAGCCACAAACAACGCAGTTAACAACGGAATCAACATCGGTACACCCACTATCAATACGCCGTACAAGCAGTATAACGTCTCAATCCCAGTGGAATTGCCTACTGGTGTAACCTTCGAATATAAGGCTGTCGTAGAGAACGCAAATCCAGAGGAGTTTGAGGTGATTGATTATGATTGGGTTGGTAACACAAGCAGTGGCGCAATCATTGCACAGACTCTTAACGTATTGTTGGGATCCGACGGATATAACGCACTATTGAAGGACTTGGAAGAGAGAGCTAATGCACTTGCTAAGTGCAACGAATCGCCAGTACAACCGGTTGCAGAGCCTGCTAACGACGTGATGGGTAAGATCGATTGGATCGCCGTAATGCGTGCGTTTGAAGAGGACTTTGATTTCTGTAGCGCATTGCAAAATAGCATTCAAGACGTTGATTGTGACAGCGCAGTTGACGTGGAGATCAGCACTGGTTACGGTCGCGAGTTCAGTGTAGAAACTACGTGGGATGAGCGTTCGATAGCAGATACTATGTCTGATTCGATGGCTGATGCAATCTACGATTTCTGCAAGGATCAGGCTGCGCTCTAAGCGCACAAGAACTGGCTTTTTAGCCGGTTCATAACTCGGTTCATAACTTTCCGGTCCAACCGGTTGTGAATCTAAAAAATGGTCGGACCTTCACGCTATGAATAAGAAAAACACACAAAAAACACAAAACACTATGAACAACGCAATTATCGCAGAAATCTGCTTAGGCCAGGGAAAACGTGGCGAATCCATCCGTGCTTACAACACAGCTAACGGGGAAGACATTACATCCGAAATCACGTATATGACGCTACGTAAGGCGTATGGTGACGGTATGTGGTTAAGTAATGAATCCGGCAAATGGCGCCAGGTTCCTAAGAACTCAATTGATGCTAATATGAAGAAAAAACCTACTGAATCTGCACCAGTTGCAGTCGCTGATAACAACGTTATGGCGTTCCTTAACACGTGTGTTGACAAGCGTCCTGAGTCCTTGTTTTGCGAGGATTTGACGTGGAAATTTATCTGCCGTTCTGTTATGCGCGGTCGTAACATCCTATTGACGGGTCCTACCGGTTGCGGTAAGTCGCAGACTGCGTTCGCAGTAGCGCAGGCTATGGAGCGTGAGATATTCTACGTGAACTTGGGTGCTACACAGGATCCGCGTGGTACGTTGATTGGTAACACGCACTTCTCTAAGGATGCAGGTACCTTCTTCAATGAGTCTGCGTTCGTTAAGGCTATCAAGACGCCTAACACGATTATCTTGTTAGACGAGGTGTCTCGTGCGCATCCTGAGGCTTGGAATATCCTTATGACTGTGCTTGACCCTAATCAGCGCTACTTACGCTTGGATGAGGCTGTTAACTCTCCTACTGTGAAGGTTGCAGATGGTGTATCGTTTATCGGTACTGCTAACATCGGTAGCGAGTATACTGCAGTTCGTGTGATGGACCGTGCATTGTTAGACCGCTTTGTTATTGCAGAGATTCCTTTCTTGGAGCCTGCTCAAGAGTCTACATTATTGCGTCAATTGCACCCTGACTTGTCTAAGGAAATGGCTACGAATCTTGCTGAGATTGCGACTGCTACTCGTAACGAGTTACGCTCGGATTCTCCACGCATTCAGACTCCTATCTCTACACGTTCTGTAGTGGAGATGGCAGGTCTTATTGCTGACGGATTCTCGCTTGTAGAGTGTGCTGAGGTGTCTATCTATCCTTTGTATTCTGCAGAGGGTGGTATGCAGTCTGAGCGTACGTTTGTTAAGCAGTTAGTGCAGAAGTACGTTAACGATGGTACCGCAGATAACTTGATGGGAGACAACGCTACTAACACTTCTAATATGCCGTTCTAATGCGTAAGGAGAAAGTAGTACTAACCCCAGAACATAAGGAGTTCCAGAAGGTGAAGCGCTTCATTGTGAAGCGTTTCCCTGGAGCCCGAACTGCGATGAATAGTGCCGGTCATTATTCCGTAGTGTACGGAGATAACGCAGACTCAGTCGTACCGGCTGAGCTGCTTTATCCACCGGCAAAGACTGTGCGAGAGGCCTGGACGCAAGCCAAGTCTGTAGCGTGGTTTGTAAACATGATACGTAAATCTAACAATGCATTTAGTGATGACAAAATCTTCAAAAAACTCGCGAAAGAGAAAGGTGGTGACGAATAAGTTTAGTAAGAACGATTTAGCGTTCATTGAGTTTGTTAAGCAGGAATGTAAGCGCGTTGGCATTAAGTGCGACCTACGTCCTACAAGGTATGTTCGTATGGGTAATATACGTTGCTCAGGCTACTTTGATGCTGACGGTAAGGCGCTTGTATGCTCAATGAATCGTCCTGATAGTTTGGGTATATTGGTACACGAGTACTGTCACCTAACGCAATGGGAAGAGGATATTCCTTTGTGGAGAGCTTCCGATACATCGCTTACGAAAGTAGATGAATGGCTTGGTGGGAAACGTATACACAACATTAAGAAGCACTTGGCTGCGTCTCGTGATTTGGAACTCGATAACGAGAAGCGTAGTGTTAAGATGATGCGTAAGTGGAAGTTAAGTATTGACGTAGATGATTACATTAAGAGAGCTAATGCATATGTGCATTTCTATAACTGGATGTACTATTCGCGTAAGTGGAGTTCGCCTAAGAATTCACCTTACACGAATCAGTATGTACAAGAAGTAATGTCAACGCGATTCAACATGAAGTACAGCGAGATGGCGCCAAGAGTTTACAATGCATTTAAGAAAGCAGATATATGAGTATGACGACAAAGAAACGCCTTGCAAAGGCTAATAAAAGAATGATGAGTATTGTGAGAGAGCATTTGGATTATCATATGATTGGTGTTCGCAAATGGATGCCTTACAAAGGTCGTAGAAGTAGTCGTGATGTTGTGTACGAGGCTTTCATCGATGCTGAGCAGGTAAGTATTCCGATCCCAGTTGATCGTTATAGTTTCTATGTATGCATGCATGAGATTGGTCACATTGTCAAGGGTGAACGATCGTACGCATACCAACAGGAGTACGTTGCAGAGCAGTATGCTATTGCAAAGTGTATTAAGTATGGTTACTTGACAAAAGAGATTGAGGAGAGTGCAAAGAGGTATGTGTATGGGCATTTGGTTCAAGACTTAGTGTTGCGTAACTTACCAATGGAGAGAGTGAGTGATGTTGTTGTTACTTGGACTGGTCGTACCAAGGAACAGGCTCGCAAGAGAGCTTTACGAATAGCCAAACAACTGTACAAACACTCCGACGACGTACCTGAGACACTTCAGAGGCTATCGGCCAAACGACTTAACGTCGATGTGTACAAAGGTATTTTAGAGATATCAATTAAACAACTAAAGAAATGAAAAGACCAACAAAAGATCCAGTAGAAATAATAGCAGCCCTTGCAACTATCTTTTGCGTAAGCGTTATATGCCTATGGGCACTAACGGCTGTAGTGAGATTTGTTATTTGGGCGATTCAATAGTTTAGTGTGTGTTTTATATGTGTGCAAGGAGAGCCCCGTAAGGGGCTTTTCCTTTTTGCGACCTATTTATATACATGATCACATTCCGTTCTATTTTTGAAGGGCTCGTTCAAGAGCTTACACCCGAAAAAGGTCACATGGGTGGTGTAACAAATACAATTAGCATTGGTGAAATTATCGATTGGTATGAAGTCAATACAGACGCATTCAAGAAATTCTTAGACGATAGTGAGATTGGATACGAGTCGAGTAATGAAGATGCAAGATCAATATATAACTCCATAAAGACTGGAGCGCCTGAGGCTTATTATTGGCTATGGAAGCATAAACCTGATCGTCAGATTACAAGGTCTATGAAGGCAGTAGCCAAGAAAGACGGTTACGTCCTTTATGCCTATAAACAATATATTTACAAGCATGTGTTGGTAGATGAGAGTAGTGGGCAGATACTTGGAATGATTTCAGCCAGTCCTTCATCTGAGCCAGTTCATAAAAGTTACTTTGGTATTGCACCATGGGAGGTCTCTTTATCTGAGATGGTTCCTTCTGTTCGAGGTGGTGGTGAAGGAAAGATAATGTACTTAATGTTCTTAGAAGCTCGTAAAGCAATCATATCCGATGATACACTATATGAAGGGTCGTTTGCTATGTGGGACACTCAACTTAGGACTGCAGCAAAGTACTCAGGAGTCCTTGTTGGCGACTTTCCTATCGTCAATAAAGACACAAGCATATACGATATGGCTATCCCAGCCACAGCAATAGACAACTTCTTTGCTAGTAATACTATTGCACCATGGATCATTAAGTATAGCAATAAACTTAATTCACTGAATCCAAAAGAGTGTTACTATGTCCATGTGGAGAGTGATACCTATAACGAGCGTACCTTCCTTGAAGTGTTAGATTCCTTAGCGGAGGAGGCTAATCCAAAGCTTATTGTAGATGCTCTTAGAGGAGTTGTTCGTGGTAAGCGTAGAGGTAAACTGGATCCAGAAGTTAATAAATACATTCGCTTGTCAAATGAAACTTGGGGTTTCGAGGCTTGGTCAGATAGTAAACGTCTTACTAACCCTAAACATATCATCGTTTCGTTGACGAGCCAGAATGGTAGTAGTAGTGCTCCTATAGCAATATATGATATTGACTTATCATTACCAGAACCAGAAGTGAAGATAATATGATAAAGCTTAAAAGTATTCTAAAAGAAGAGAAGGAGCAGTACGTTCCGTATATGTATTCACCAGTTGGATTTGGCTGTCACGTTTGTAAATTCTACTACAAAACAGAAGATGGCAAGCATATGTGCAATAACGAAGATTACGTGAAATATAAGGGGACTGAGGAGCTGTTAGACGACGCAGGAAATGCGATAAAAGACCCTTCTAAATGGTGCAGTAATTGGTTCAAACCAAGCGCCTAAATCCCACTCATAGTGCGGGTTCTAACGCCTATTTTTCACCAGCAATCCCGCATTTTACGTTCACTAACTACTTGATAATCAAGCAGATATAAAACCTAATTAGCCCGGTTTTACAGGCGTTTTTTGGCCAAAATGACTTAGGTTCTATGCGAAAAAAATGAGTCGTTTAAAACGAAGAAAAACACGCTTAAAATCGATTTTACGGGCCCCTACTATGCGGTATATTTCACGTGGATTTTTGGCCAAAAATATCGGTTCATAACTTGTTCATAACGTAAATTTTTATAGATTATCATTGCATTAAATTTCGCATATATTGCGTATATTTATTCACATAAACCCCACTAAATATGAGCCTTTCAAACGACGAACTTATCGAAGAAATCCTGTGGAAAGCCCACTCAAAAGGGATGGGTCTTGAAGTGATTAACCATGCTCAAAAGCTGATGGAATCCGGTATGCGTAAGAGTTTTGCATTCCAACAAGCTTATGAAGATTTGCAAGTAGAATACTACTAACTCGTGATATTTATCCTAAAAAGGATAGTATATGAGCTTTACAAGAGAACAAGTTGAAGCAGCCGTAAAAGCCAAAGGATACGTTTGGTTTGAAGATGCTGCGAATAAAGGATACGACGTTAATGTGGTTGGTATCCGTAATTCGTCTACCGGTAAGAAAGTTACCAATGTATTCGATGATTGGATGACCATTTCTTACAAAGAAGGTGGTGTATGGAAGTACCATATTTGGGCTTGCACTACTGATCCTGGTACAAAGGCTGTTAAGGAGTTTCACAATCCAAATGGAGTAGCTCGTTTGGTACCAAACCAATACAGAGGATCCCATATTATCAGACTACACCAAGGAAAGTATGAGGCGTTAGGCCAAGATAGACCAGTAAAGGTTTGGCGTGATAAGAATAAGGATATGACCTTTGATGAGGCTACTATCCAAGAGGGTGTATTTGGTATTAACATTCACCGCTCCAATCCTACAACTGAATCTGCTTACGTTGAGAACTGGTCAGAAGGTTGTCAGGTATTTAAGCGTGTAAAAGACTTTAATGAGTTTATGACCATCTGTAGAAAGTCTAAGGATATTCACGGTAATAGATTTACATATACTTTGTTGGAATCATCTGATATCAAGTAATGGCTCAGCAGGTTATTCTCCGCGTTTTAGATCCCTTATCGGCTGATATTGAAGGGTTATATGCGACCATCGTAATGACGTCGCCTAACGACTCTGCTGTATATGTACGTGGTGAGGCTACTTCCGAATCTCGGAGTGGTGGATTGGTTTTCGACCTATCTGCGGAGCGGTTATCCTTAAAATACGATTACAATGTGGTCGTTACTGTTGCAAGGCAGTTTATCGATCCAGACACTTACTTAGATTCCACAATACGCAAGACTGTTAAATTAACAGATACAGGCGATGGTGTTACTTGGAGTGATTTAGATTTAGGTACTTGGTCAGTGCCAGTTGTTGAAGCAACAGTATCGATTGCTACAAAAAAGGTTGAAGTGCAGACAGCTTATGATGCTTATATTACAGCAAGAGACGCTTATGAAGCTGTTATTGCTAATGCTGACACTATTGAACTTGAGCAGTTAGAGACCTATGAACCTGCGTCACCAACTTACATTGCTACCCGTCTTTTAGAATTTCAAACTGGTACTCTTATACCAGCAATCAGGTACGCTACAGACGCTCAGCTAGAGACGCATTTAGACTATCTAAATCGTATCAACAAATTCGTAAACCTTTATGTCGGACTGTATCCTACCATATCTATAAACGATGGGGAAGGTATACCATATAACGTATAAACACACAAACATATGACACTATTACAAACACAAGCACCAGCAGTACCTAATTTTGGGGTATTTGAGCAACTAGCAAACTACGGAGCACTTGGCATAGCTGCCTTAGCTCTTGGCGCGTTAGCATGGTTCTTTATTAAAAGAAACATGGAAGAACAGGATCGTTTACGTCGTAAATTAGAAGAAAGAGACTAATGGTATTACTACAAGCACCATCGTTTGGAGTCTTTGAAACACTAACCCAGTATGGAGCCTTAGGTGTAATTGTATTAGGTTTAGGTGCTGTATTATGGTTCATGCTTAAGCGTCAAATAGCATCTGAGGATGCTCTAAAGAAGAAAGTAGAGGATTTGCAAAAAGAGGTGAATGATTATGTACGTACAGATGCTGGAAAGGTACAGAGCGCTTTAGATAATAATACACAGGCTTTAAAGGATTTAAGAGAAATTATTTTACTTAGCAAGGGTAGAAAGTGAAAAAGACTTTAATGTTATACGGAGTTTTATTTGCAGTTGTAGCGCTTGTCGTATTGAATATAGGTATGGCAGGTAATGGTCACGTTGAAGTTGTGGAAGAAAACGTTACGTTGGAAGAAAAAAACACAACACTAACAAAGCAAAACGAGACCCTAACTCAAGAGAATAAGCAGTTAAATGAGAAGGTTGAAGTTTTGGAAACCGCTGTCGAAACCTATGAAAAAGCTGACTCTGCTCGTAATTCTCGTCCTATCCAGTCTTGGGAGCTTACTGTCCCAATCAAATAAATCGTACCCATATACGACTGTCGATGACGATGGTACTAAGATTGTTGTAATGACTACTGCACAAGCAGATGCTATTAATCAGAAGTATAAAGATATGGAAGCTGAGCTTAATGCTCTCAAAGCCACGATCCGTTTTCAACGAGACACTATTACCAAGCAGCAGGTAGTAATTCAGACCCAATACGACACTATTGTTAAAAAGGATGTCATTATTAGAACGCAGATAGACACTATCACTAAATACAACGAGCGTGTGGTGTACGTAGAAGTCAATAAAGATAGTATATCAAGACAAAAGGATAGCATATCGACTCAATATGATAACTTGGCAGATAGTCTTTGGAACTGGGCGTTAGGACCTACTCTGATATATACACAATGGCCAGACACTAATGTAGTATACTTAATGGACCTATCTGAGTATTATATGGCTACAGATGACTTTGGAATCATTATGGTTAAAATGTCGGCAAAGGAGTATGCAAAGTACCAAGCGTTTAAGCAAACGTACGGATTACCAGAACAAGCCTATTGGCAATTTCGTACAAATATGAACATTAAACGACTAAAGAAACCGGCTACTGATAAAAGAAAGGTGTGGAAGTATAAGACTCAGTGGAACAAGTAATACTTATTTAAAAAGCATGTTGCAGTCGTTCATTAAACAATATTGGTTACAAATCCTACCTTGGCTACTAGCAGTAGGATTTGCTATTTGGGTTATCCTACTAACTCGCAAACCAGAAATCACTTTTCAACCACCAATTGAAGATAACCGTATTGATAGCTTGGAGCAAGTTGTCAATAAGCTCAATACTGAGTTGATGGATTCACGACACGACTACGACAGTGCTAGTGCCAGTAAACGAGTTGAAATAGAATATATTAAAATAAAGAATGCTGAAGAAATTAACAATATTGGTAGCCTTAGTACTGATCAGCGTGACAGTCTGTGGTCAACTTTTACTCCCTAAACGAATTGTTTTTCAGAAGGATACAGGTGTATTCTTTCTAGATAGTCAGGAGATCTTATTGCTTAAGAAAATGAAGCAGTTGGATGCTTGCGAAGTTGAAAAGCGAATGTGGGTTGCATATGCCGACAGTGCGGATGCTCAGCTTGTTCGTGAGCGTCAAGCTTACGATCGCTTGTATGGGAACTATAAGCAATTGGAAAGAGTTGCACG